CCCGACGATCCAGAATACAGCGAAAGCTCCCAGGCGAACGACAAGATCGAGGGACGTAAGGACCTTGGTTACAATGAGGATGGTCTTCGCACCATCTTTGAGATCTACACCAACCTAGATTTTGGTGATGACACCGAGCCCTACATCATCAGCATTGATAAAAGCAGCAGCAAGGCCCTCAGCGTATACCGAAACTGGGAACCAGATGACGATCGGCGCCGGGAACTTGATTGGATCGTAGAGTTTCCCTTTGTCCCGTGGCGTGGCGCCTATCCGATCGGCCTCACGCACATGATTGGCGGCTTGAGCGGTGCGGCGACAGGGGCGCTGCGTGCTCTGCTGGATTCTGCACACATTCAGAACATCCCGACACTCCTGAAACTCAAGGGTGGACCAGGCGGGCAGACGATTAACCTGCAACCGACTGAAATCATTGAGCTTGAAGGCGGCGCAATGATTGACGACGTGCGCAAAATCGCCATGCCCATGCCGTTCAATCCACCCAGCCCGACCCTGTTTTCGCTACTCGGCTTTTTAGTCGAGGCTGGCAAGGGTGTTGTCCAGACATCCTTTGAAAAACTGTCTGACACCAATACGGCACAGCCTGTTGGCACCACAATGGCGCTGATCGAGCAGGGGATGGTTGTATTTAGCAGCATCCATTCGCGTCTTCACGGCTCGATGGCGCGGTGTTTGAAGATTCTGCACCGTATTAACTCGGCATACCTGACAGAAGAAGACATCAAGGCGCAGGAATCGGGTCTCGACATCAACCCGGCTGATTTTGATGGGCCTTTAGACGTTATTCCCGTCAGCGACCCCGCCATTTTCAGTGATACGCAGCGTTTTGCCCAGACGCAGGCAATTTTGCAACGCGCGGCGTTGCTGCCGCAGATGTATGACGCCAGGAAGGTCGAAGAGCGGTTCCTGCGCGACATGAAAGTGCCAGATGTTGATGTTTTGCAGCCAAAGCCTGGCAGCGAAAACATGGATCCGGTGTCGGAGAATGTCGCAGCGGCCATGAGCCGTCCTATATACGTCCTGCCGCAACAGGATCACATGGCGCACATCATGACGCATCTGGCGTTTCTAAAATCGCCAATATTCGGCAGTAACCCTGTGATTGCAAAGACATACATGTACCCGATCGCTACGCATTTGCGCGATCACTTGCTGAATTACTACCTCGTCGAGGCGCACAATGCTGTTGATATGGCGCAGAAGGAAAAACTGATCAAAGAAGACGCCAATGAGCAGGCAAGGGTAATCATACAGGTGCAGCAGTTCATTGAGCAGCAGCTGGGTCAGTTTGGCCAAGAGCTGGCGCAGATTGATCAAGCCGCACAGCAGTTCAAGCCTCAGCCTCAGCTGCCGCCTGACAATAGTATGCAGATTGCCCAACTCAATGCGCAGATCCAAGGCCAGGCCTTGCAACAGCGTGCCCAGACCGATCAGGCTCGCTTGCAGAACGACCAGGCTAAGGTCCAGCAAGATGCTCAGATCAAGCAAGCCGAATTGGCCACAAACCAGAAGCAGCTTGAGTTGGACATGGCCAAAGAACAACTGCGCCAGCAGGGCGATGACCAGCGCACGGCGGCAGACCTGACGGTTCGTGAGCGCATGAACACCGCTGACAATCAGACAGCGTTTGATCTGGCGCAGCTTGAGATTGAGACGGGGGAGAAGTTCTCCGTTTCCACTGGGACGGGCATCAATCCAGGCGCCCGCTAGAGATAGGAGAGTATGATGAATGATAAGCCAACGACTGGGACCGTATCTCTCGACAACCCCGAAGTTAAGCAGAAGCACCGCTTGGCTGCCGGCTTGAAGGTTGACGGCCAGAACCTGCCGAAGCCCCCGAAATATTCAAAGCCCAATATATGAACTTTGAGACACTCCTTCTGGCTCGCCTCAAAACCGCTCAACAGGAGTTCGCTCTTGAGGCTTTGAGGCGACCCCAGAACCGCGATGCTTTTGAGTACGGGTATCGTGTTGGCCTCGTAGAGGGCTACGAAGCGGCAATTAACGTACTGATTAACATGATAGGTGAGGACCGATATGGAGAAAGAGATCTATGAGAAAGCGTTGGCAGAGGCCTTTCCAGCAGTAGATGCTGGAGTTCGGCCTTTTGGAAGCCGCATTCTGGTGCAGATTCGAACACCGAGAAAAATCTCTCAGGGCGGTATTCACCTCTCCCCCGAGACTCAAGACACCGAAAAGTGGAACACCCAAGTTGCCAAGGTAATTGCATTAGGCCCTGGCGCATTCAAGAACAGATCGACTTTGGAGCTATGGCCCGAAGGCGAATGGTGCACGATGGGGCAATTTGTTCGCGTTCCCAAATACGGCGGCGACAGGTGGGAAGTTCCGGTGAGCAAGGATGTCAGCGCCATGTTCGTGATCTTTAATGATCTTGACCTTGTCGGAGCTGTGCCTGGCGACCCGCTTTCTATTAAAGCATTCATCTGAAAGGAGATGAGAGATGGCTGACGTTTTGAGAGAAGACGATGACGTAAAGGACGACCCTAAAGAGACGCTGGTAATCATTGACGAAGAACAAGAGTCTGAGGACGAACGGGTCTTATCTAGTTCTGACAACAATGACAGCGAACGCGAAGCAATTCGAGAGCGTCGCCGTCTTGAAAAGCTGGAACGCAAGGATCGTCGCGGAAAGGCAATCAACCGAGATAAGATTGAGTTAGAATTTCTGCGCCAGCGCAACGACGACCTCGAACGCCGTATGTCTGCGCAAGAGAATCGCGCCCATCGTGCTGATATTAATGGCCTTGACGCCCAAATTGCCAAGTCTCGGCAAGAAGTCAATCTAGCCGAACGAGTTATAGCAAAAGCTATTGAATCTAATAATGGTTCTGACGTCACGCAGGCGATGCGTTACCGAGATCAGGCCATGGCTCGGTCGCAACAGCTTGCCCTGGTAAAGCAAGGCGCTGTGAACCGCCCGGCGCCTCAATCGAAGCTTGATGACCTTACAATGCAACACGCCAAGGAGTTTATCAAAGATAACCCCTGGTACGATGCCCAAGGGCGTGATGAAGAGTCGGCAATTGTGCTTGCGATCGACACAGCCCTAGCGAAGGACGGCTACAATCCCCAGACTGAAGAGTATTGGGACGAGCTACGGTCAAGATCCGCGAGGCGATTGCCTGAACGGTTCGGTAAGGAGCAATCCCCATCGCGTTCACCTAGGGGTGGGCCAGCCATAAGCTCCGGCAGGGATAATGGATCCTCCGGCGCCTATACAGAGATTGCTATTAACAGCGAGCGCAAGAAGGCGCTGATTGAAGCTGGCGTCTGGGATGACCCAATTCTGCGGGAGAGATACGCCAAGAGGTACAGGGAATACGACAAAAACAACCGGGCGTGACGCATCTTGCGCTTTACTTGGGATTAACTTATAACTCATCTAATCGCTGAAGGGAGCGAGATATGAACGACGAACGGTTTAAGAAACTTGCAGGCGTAGAACGCGAGAGCCGCGCGATGAAAGATCGCGCTGTAACTGAGAATCGCGAGATTTCTGACGATGAGCGAGTAGCAATGTTTCGTCAACAATTCTTTCAGTCCTCTTTACCGGACTTGCCTCGGATACCCGGCTGGCACATGTGCTGGCTGACCACGACTAATCCCCGCGATTCCATCCAGACGAGAATTCGTCTGGGCTATGAGCCTGTAAAGCCGGAAGACGTTCCCGGCTGGGAATATGCCACGCTGAAAACCGGCGACTGGCAAGGCTTCATCGGGGTTAACGAGATGCTCGCATTCAAGCTGCCTATGTCTCTGTACGAGAGATATATGACAGAAGCGCACCATGATGCACCTCTGCGTGAGGAAGAAAAACTGACTGACACCGCAGAGTTCCTTGAACAGCAGGCTAAGACCTCAAAGTCGCGGTTAACAATGGGTGACGGCAATATGGAGATAGGGCAACAGAGGGAAGCTCAGTTTGATCTTTCCTAATCACCCCTCAATCCAATAGGAGCTACTATGTCATCGACTAGCGCACCTTTTGGCTTTCGAGCTTCTTTCCACAACAGTGGCCAGATTCGCCCGAAAGCCTATACGATCGCCAGTACCTATGCTGCGTCGATCTTTTCTGGAGACCCCGTGAAGCTTGTTGATGCTGGCACGATCCAGCTCGGCACTTCTGACGGCACCCGTTCGGGCACCACCGACGGTATCGCACTGCTCGGCATCTTTGCAGGTGTTGAGTATATAGACTCCACTGGCAAGCCCACCATCTCACCGTTCTGGACTGGCGGAACCACAGGCACGTATGTTAATGCCTATGTTTACGACGATCCAGAGACTCTGTTTAACGTGCAGTACGCCAACCCCGGCACGCCTGGCACTGACACTGTCCAGACCGCTGTTGGTGAGGAATGTGACTGGACTGTTGCTTCGCCGGGTGGTTCCACCTCGACGGGCCTGTCTACCACGGTCCTCTCTGTAATTCAGGCTACATCTGGTCAGTTCCAGATTACTGGATTCCAGAACAACGTCACTGATTCCCTCACAGATGCTTATGTTGTGGTTACCGTTCGTATTAACGAGCACCATTACAAAGCCGCTGTCAACTCCGTTTAAGGGAGGCTTAAACTATGGCTACTCCTATGCGTAGTACCGACTTTAGGTCGGTAGTTGAGCCCATCCTGAACGAAGTTTTTGATGGTGTTTATGATCAGCGTTCTGACGAATGGAAGATGGTCTTCCGTGAGCAGAAGGGCATTCCCCGCAATTACCATGAAGAGCCTGTGCTTTACGGCTTTGGTGCTGCGCCGGAACTCCCCGATGGCATGGCGGTCAGCTACCAGTCCGGCGGCGTGCTGTTCCTGCAGCGTTACCTCTACAAGGTCTATGGTCTTGCCTTTGCGCTGACCAAGGTCCTCGTTGAGGATGGCGATCACATTCGTATCGGCCAGACCTATGCCAAGCACTTGGCTCAGTCTTTGATCGAGACGAAGGAGACGCTCTCCGCGAACGTCCTGAACCGCGCCTTTAACAGCGCGTATCTGGGCGGTGACGGCGCGTCTCTGGTCTCCCCCAGCCATCCGATTGTCAGTGGCACGTTCAGCAACCAGCTCACGACGGCTGCTGCATTGTCTCAGACTTCGCTTGAGCAGATGCTGGTTCAGATCCGCAATGCTGTTGACAACAACGGCAAGCGTATCCGTCTGAACCCGACGCAGATCGTGGCAGGTCCGTCTAACGTGTTCCAGGCTGAAGTGCTCCTAAAGAGCGTTCTCCGCACGGGCACCGCCGACAACGACATCAACCCCATTAAGTCGATGGGTCTGTTGGCGAAGGGCCAGGCTAACCTTTCCCG